GCATTAAACATTCCACCTGGAGCTATAGTATCTAATCCTTGATAATCAATTTCAAGTCCCATTATATCTGAATAACCTTTTGCTTGTTCTATACCTTCTGGTGTATAAGCAAACTCTTTATCTCCTACTTTAGGCATTATTTCTTCCCCCTTTTTCTAGCATCTAAAATTGGCCATATATATCCACCATGTTTATAACTGCCAGTATTGTTAATTTCTTCTAATATCGGTAATGTACTTTCATTAACCGAATCCTTCTTAATTACATATTCTCCACCTTCAACATTGATATCAATGCCACCTTTTGAGTGTGATGGACCTTTAAGTTTTCCGCCTTTCTTATACTTCTTTTTAGGCATTATGCTACTGATTTAGTAATGACTATAAACACTCTATCGCCATCTAAACGAGTAGTAGATATTTTAGTTTTTGTACCTATATCGGCACCTAAAAATGTAGCTATATTATCATAAGGTGCATCAGATTCTGTTTTTCCGTCAGCTGCATCTACAATATATGTTTTGACTGTTGTCGCCATAATTTCTCCATATTAATTATTAAAATTTTAGTAGGTTCGCAGGGTACCTTTTATTGATACCCTGCACAGTCCTACAAAACTGTTAATCCTTATTTATTCGGATTAAGCAACACTATGTCCAGGTCTAAATGGTGAACGAACTACCTTTATATCTTTTAAGAATAAAGGAACATCATCTGTACCAGCACCATGAGTTACTACATATGGTATAATTTCATCACCACTATCAAAAGTGAATGATTCAGTTGCAGTTGGAGCTGCTAAAGCTCCTGAACCGGCAACAGCATTACCTATATGTTTATATGTAACGGCACCATCTGACCCTAAAATGACTCTAAATCTATGATTTTGTGAATCAGTTAGATTATCTCCAGTATCTTTAGTTGAACTAGTACCACTATTGTTTAGGTCTGTCATGATTTCTATATTGTCGGTTGCAAGCATTGCACCGAAAGCTGCAAAATCAGTATAAACACCATCAGCAGCAGCACCAGCACCTATTATTGGAGCATGTCCAGTTTGAAATGCTTCAGCTTTTCTAAACCCTATAGCTATTCCATCCCAGTCATCCCATGCTGCAGTAAAGAATGTAGCATCAATATATCCACTATGAGTTCCCACTATGAAAGAACTACTAAGACTACCATGAGGTGGCCCTAAAGTCATTTCCATTCCAGCATTATCAGTAGCATTGTGGTCAAGTTGAATATTTAACCCAGCAACTGTACTTGCGGTATCAACAGCAGGTATTGTGCCTTCAATTTGCACTGAATCACCAGCAGCAGTAAAAGCACCCACTCTACAAGTATCCATATAATATAACTCACCACTATTGCCAGGCAACAACATTGAAGCACGAGCTGCATCTGCTGATACCGCAGCTGCTCCAACTTGATTGTGCGAAACAATGGGTGAACCACAAGAAATATAGTTCCAATTCAAAAGAGTTTCAGCTCTACTTTTTCCATCATAAGCATTACTATTTTTATTTAACACATCACTTCTCATTAGATAACTCCTTCTAGGTTGTACAACGCGTGTGTTTCAGGAAGAGATACTTCAAGACCTGCTTCTGTAAGAATCATATCCTTACGAAGGTCTTCATCTGCCTGTTGCACATTTGTTGTGATTGAAGTGTCTCTATTGACACCATTACCAACCAAAGGTCTATAAGATACGTGGTCCAAATCAACCATACATAAATAACCAGCAAAATTACTTCTAAATAGAGGTTCTTTTACTAAAGTTAAATCTCCATGTACAGTATCAACCTTTGTCACATTATGACCAAATGAACCTTGACTTCTTTGAAAGTTATATCTATTTTCAGTTTGCATAGATGCATCAATGAATCCGCCAAGTTTGTTAAAATGAGATATTACTGGTAAACCAGCTAAGGCTAATTTAGAAGTTCCACCACCCCTTGCAGGGTCGAATATAACTTCAAAATCAGATAATAATTCATCATAAGTTAACTGAGCTGATGTCACTGATTTTAAATATGGTGTTTTCTCCGAATAAGAAAGTTTAACACCACCTTCAACCGCAGTTCCAGCATTTTTAATAATGTTTCCTGTGATACCATCAGTATATTGAATACCACTTTGGCTTCCTTGCATACCAAAAAGCATTGCTCTCTCAATGTCAATTTTATGTTCTCTTAATTTAAGATTCCATATTCGTTGCCATTCATCAGCATAACCACGATATACAGTAGCCCTAGCAGTATTAGTCATTTCACAAGCTGTTTTAAAGATTTGAGTATACCCATATCTATTATCCAACTCTTGAGACCATACGTCTGGGGCTCCTGAGCCTTCTTCAAATGATGTTCCAATTACAGTAACTTTACCACCAGCATCAAGAGTAGTTGTTGAACTATCTCCTGCAGATGCTTGAATGGTTCTTACTGAAACCGTTGTGTCTGCACTGTTCTGCGTCACAGATTCTATTCTTCCTGTTGCAGTTATAATTGCTTCTGAATCATCAGTAACATTATCATCATTATGATTTTGCTGAAGACTCACTACCATTCCTTTGATAAGCCAGTCAACAGATGCATTCCCTTCTGTATCAACAGTCAAAGTCGTTAAACTTCCAGGTGCTGCTAATGTAGCAGCTGTCTTTAGAACAAAAGCTCTATCTGTAATTGCTATTTTTGTTCTATCTTCTAGAAATCTAAATTGACTATCAGTAGTTGGTACTTTTCCTACTTTTGACAAATATACAAAAAACGGAGATTCGTCTGGAGCTAAATCTGCAATTCTATCGCTAAAATCAAAGAGTCTTCTTGATGGTATAGTACTATCAATGACCGCACCAGGAGTTCCGAATTTCACTTGTCCACTATTTACAGTAGCCATTTTTATTACTCCTATGTTTAATTAATCGTTATTTTAATACATTAGTACGACTACCAGCACTCATTATACCATCCCACATTGTTTGTTCATCACTCTTAGGAGCCTGTGGCTGTTGACCTTGTAATATGCCCCCAGCTGCAGGATTTCCCTGTGTTTGACGAACCCCATCAAGTGGATTAGGTTCTTGATTACCAGTTTCAGAACTAACTACAGATTTCCACATCTTAATAGCACCTTCAATCCCATAACGTGCTGGATTACCTTGTGCAAATTCCATGAATGACTTAACTTCTTCTGGATTTAATCCATGTTCGGATAATTGTCCTTGAAGTGCTTGCATTCCTTGTTGCTTTGCGAATCCCGACATTTTTTGATTGACGGCTCCATTAATAGATTGTTGTAGTTCTTGTTGTCTGAACGCGTACGATTTAGACGATGGGTCATTGTAGGCCTCCCAAGGGTCAAATTCATCTTTATCTAATTCAATACGTTGTGGTTGCTGTTGTGCTGGTTGACCTCCACCCTGTAACATACCTGTAACGGCATTAACTATATCAGGTCGAGATTCCAACATATTACCCAATTGTTCGTATTGTTTCAGACGATGATTCTCTTCATAGAGTTTATCCTTTTCACCTTGAAAATACTTTGCTTGTTCTTCCCAGTTTTCAGAATTCTCTTGAATATTGCTTCCTTCGTCTTGCCCTACATTATCATAGGCTTCACCTTGTTGATGTCCTGTATCAAATGCGTCTGTCATTCTCTTGCTCCTTTCTGCGATTCCTCTTTATTTTTTTGAGTTTGACTACGTGTTTCCATACGTAATTTCTCTGATTCGAGTTTAACCGCATCTTTTAACCTACCTGAAGCAAGTTTGTTTGCAGATTTAACATCTGCTTCATGCTCGGTAAGTCTACTTTTAAACTTCTCAACTTCTGTACGTTTTCTTGATGATACAGACTCTCTGTGAGCAGTTTCTAAATCTCCACTAACTTTCTTCAATTGTCCTTCCATTTGTTGTAACATACCTTGTAATTTGGCAACTTCATCAGTTCTTTGCAATACACCCTCCTTATCAAATATTTCAGTCTTTTTAAGAGCTTCAACTCTATCAATAAGACCTGCTTGGTATGCTTCCATATAAATCTGCCATTCTCCCCATTTATTAGATGGCATTGTTGAGCCACCCCTAACTCTTATATCAAATTGTCCTACACCTATATCATTCTCTATTTGTTGTAGTTGATTAGTTTTATCATCATATAATCTTTTATTAACTGTATATTCATTTATATCATTATTAGGCTGTACAATTCTAAATGTTTTTTCAAAATTATAATGTTGCCTTGCCATATTATACATAACCCTACCAAGTCTT